ATACCTATCTTTAACCTTGCATTGAATAGAAAAAACATTATCTCCTTCAACATTGGTAACTTCTGGCTCTATCCATATAATGTTTTCGTTCGGTTTGATATTGTCATACTTTATCCGCATTTTCCACCTCCCCTTTTAATTTCTCCACCTTTCCTTATTCGATTCTCCTTTTTAACATTTCGTCAGCATAGCAATAGGCTGCGTGTGAAGTAATAGCTGTATTTCTTGCATCTTCATCATTTATTCCTATCAATGCGACTAATGCTTGAGCTGCAAAATAATCTCTTAAACTCATTCCATCAAGATTATTTATTCGATTGACACAAGCATCATTTTGAGGAAATGCTGGACCGCCATTTTCTTTCATATTATTCTCCTTTCTTGTCAATCACGGAGGGCTCCGTGATTTGCTCTTTCTTCATCTTCTGAATCTCACCCAAAAGAAACTTCTCATTCTCATTCATCAGTTCTTGCAACTCAGAAACAGTCATCTCCTCATCAAGCGGTTCAAAGAAATAAACACGCTCGCCTTCGGTTTCAAAGTATGTTTTTGTTACTTTCGTTATCTTCATTTCCATGCTCCTATTTTACCGTTTTTTGCCCTAAAAGTCAAGTTAATTTAACCGATTTTATACGGTTTTGTTTGATTATTTGAAGCAGTTAAAACCTCCATTAAATCTCCTTTATTGGGCAGTTGGTATATGAGCAATAAGGATTATCTTCTGGGTCTGTTTTCTTTCCACAGAAATAAATTTCACTGCTTAGTTTCTCATCTGCTTTAATTCTAAAATGACAACTTGTTTCTGCTGTAATTATTCTCCAATGCTCTTGTTCCATTCTATTCTCCTTTTCTATAATTAACAAACGAATTGATTTAGCTAAATCATCATAATTCCAAGTCGGTATTCCTATACACTTTCCATTAACCATTAATTGAAACTTATCAAATAATTTTTTTATTTCTTCTTCAGTAGGTAGTTTTGCCTTAAGCTCCTCCTCCTCTTGTTTAGCATATTCTTCAGCACGTTCGACCATCTCCTCAAAATTATTTTTATGTTTGAGCAGATTTTGGTACACGTCTTTTAAAAATTCTTTATATGGTTTTGTCATTTATTACCCTTTCATTTATTCCACCTGTTTCGTTTTGATGACACTGACACGAATAGTGAGATGGTGGCGGACATACGCCATGCCATTGAACACACGAATAAATAGGACATCCACATTTAGGACAATGACCAACTATAGCAAACATATAACCTCCATATTATTGCGGAGCTTGTCAGCCGCCGCCCATAAAGTTTTTTCTAGTTCATTATTTTGTGCCATTCATCACTCCTTTAATCATTAAAATTCAAACGCCTAAACACTTATTTTTTGTCTTTCCATCATATGTCAAATCTGATGATTATTCAATTTCATCTGACGATAATCTGACAATTAACAACACGTATTCTGAAAACTTTTTATTCTAACGACCTTTTACAAAATACCGCTTGATTTTCTTTAAAACACCTTTTATACTTTAATTAATCCAAGCAATTGGAGGTGGATCGCCTAAGCGATCGGAGCCCTGAGGAAACCCAGGGCTTTTTTATTTATATAATCACTTCTCCATACCCCTGAATTTTACCTGTAGACATATTACAATTATATTTATCTTTAACAGCCTCCTTTTTAGGCGTGGTCTTTGTCCGTTCTTTTCTATCTACCCGTCATGACAGTATCAATAGATGTTTACGATTTGTCCCACGCCGACTGCCGAGAAGTGTGCTTATAGACGCTTGGCGACTATAGAGGCACCCCGACTAATATAAATTACTTAATCTTTATAATTAGATTTTAACAGCTAGTATTTTTTCTTCATAAAATTCAACGCCAGGGATCTCGATTAATCCTTTTGTGGATGATGCTATTCTATTAAGAACAGACATCAATTCATCATGCTGTTTTTTATTTTCAATTAAATATTTTCTTGGGATTAAATCTAATTCTTTTATTCTGGCTTTCCATAAACTTCGTTTTATCTGGTCTTTAGAAATTTCAATCGTATCAACATTCTTTATTGGAACAAAAACATCTTCCATCATTTGCCTTTTCTCTTTGGCTTTTTCAATGTTCCCTTTTTCTTCCCATTTTTTTGCTTGAGCCTCAAGATCTGATTTTCTTTTTTCTTCAGCTTTTCGAGCTTCTTCTTCTGCTTTCCTTTGGAGTTCTTTCTGAATTGCCTCTTGCTCTATAATATAATCAATCGATTTTTGTTTTATTATCTTTTCAGCCTGTTCAAGCGGATCATAATATTCTTTTTTCTTTGATAATAATCCTTTCCAAGTTTTATGAGCATTCTCTATTCCCTCATCATAAGCTTCATCAATTTGTTTTTTTATTTGTTTTACCCTTTTTAAGAACTCTGCACAAAAAAGGTATTGATCCTGTGTTTTAATAACAAGGCTTTTAGCTTTATCCAGCACTTCATTTGTTTCTTTTTCTAATTTTACTATTTCATTTTTCGTCGCCATTTTTTTGTCTCCTTTTTAAACATTGTATAAAATTATTTTATTAGTTTATTTCTTACTTTCCAATCATAAACATCTGCAAGATATAAAAATATTCTTTTGTCTGATATATTTTCATGTTTAACTAATTCAAATTTATTAGGAAATAGATGCAATGTATATCTTTGAGCATTATCTTTTATATGATTCTTATAATTTTCCTCAATTAAACATTTATATCCAGCTAACTGTAATGCGTCTGCAGGCTTTTTAACTCCTGTTTTTATATCTAAGACGCAAAATTTATTTTTAATAATCCCTGCCCTGTCTGGAGTTCCACAGATATTATATGATTTGAAATATAAATTCTGTTCTATGATCTCCCATTTTGGGCATACTGCTTCTTTAAATAATCGATATTGATTTAAATAAGGCTCTATTCTTTCATCAACATTTTTAAGATCATTTAAATCGTCTAATTGACATGCTTTATGGACTTGTTTCCCAAAATCAGACGCATTTTTTAGGATTTCTTCATTTACATTTGAAAAATCCATCATTTTGAAATGATCTAATATTTGAGTTACTGAAGGAACAATTTTTAAATCATCCCCATTTTTTATAAAATATTGATGATTTATTTCGTCAAATATTAATTCGCTCATTTTTTCACCTTCTTTTGGCATGAATAACAAAGTATTTTACCATATTTTTTCTCGCTAAAATCTGCGACTTTATCAATCACAACAGCTCCACATTCACATTCTTTATATTTACTTAAATCGTTCTCAGATTTTGATTCTGTTGCTTTAACCGCTGGTTTTTTAGATGTCATGGCTCCATCATCATCTTGATCGTATGTTGCAAGACCGACCATTGCGAGAAGAGTATATCTCTCAAGATATGTAATTGTGCTTCCTAGTGCTTGTATGTCATTTTTTGACCCAGATTTATCTCTTCCAGCCGTCAAAGATGTTTCTTCACTGTGACCCAAGACATGTGTTATCTTACAAGTTACAGTTATTGATTCGTTTGATTGGTTTGTTTTCCAAGAAGCTGAAAGACCATATTTACTTAATTCTGAATTAATTTTTTGAGTGACATTCGCAAGAGTTGCGTGATTATAAGATGTTGTTCCTTTTTCAGTGTGAAACGACACCTTTTTATCTTTGTTTATTTTAGGTGGATTTACTTTAAAATCAGCCATAGCTCTATGGTAAGCTTTCTTCGCTTCATTTGCTTCCCATCGTTCTTGTAATATTAACAGCTTCTCAATCTTCTCTAAATCAGCACCATTTGATACTGCGGTCTTTATCATCTCTGATGGAGATGTTTCTTCTTTTACAGTAATGTTTTTTTCCATTTTACACCCTCCCTATTATTAGTGAACCGATTAAAATTAAAATGCAGATACAAATACAAGAGAAAACTATTAATGCACTTTCCATAATTTCTTCGTTAGGAGTTAAATCGTCGTCGTTATTTTTATTATTCATTTTTTCCTCCGTCGTCATTTTTTGGAATTATAACATAATGCAATTTAAAAATCAAGCTTTAATTGTATATCTTTGTCACTTTGCCATTAAACATTTTTAAGACTTTTTTTAATTCATCCCATCCCTCCTTTCCAAATATTAAAATCGGATTAATCTTCCAAATCTGCTCTTCTTTTTTCTTTTTTTGGTTCATCATCATCCCATTCTATATCATCGACTGATATTGGTTCAGGTTCGCTATTAACAAATTCTGGCTCTATTTGATTTTCATCCTCTAAAATCTCTTTTATTCTATTATTATGATAATTTTTTGTTTCATCAAAAAGACTTAGAGCGTCTTTAATTACATTTAAATCAATGTGGTTCTCATCGTTTAATATTGATAAACAATCATTTAAATGATGCAAGCAAGACATGTTATGAACATAAACTTTATTTTTTAATTTTATATACATTTTTATTTCTGGTTGTTTCCAAAACTCATCTGATATTTTTGATCTTCTTATTCTGTCTGCATTATAATAATCAATCATCTGTTTTGGCATTTTAGGAAATTTTAATGGTTTATATTGATCAATCATTTCTGCTGTCCATATAGCAACCATTAGTTTCCTTTTTTCTATTGGAAGTTTTATTATTTCAATCATTCTTGATGAATCTTTCGATGCCTTCTTCATATTTGTCTCCTTTTATCTTATTAATTTGTGATTTAAAGACTCCAATAGTCCATCCAGCTTTTCTTACGAACTCACTTTCTATTGAAAAAAAAGCATTTACTTTATATTTGAATTGTTCTAGTGTTAAAAAACTTAGAATTTCATTAATAGAATCAACATCTTTTTCTCCTAAAACATATTTAGATCCTGTTTTTTCTTCATATTTCTTATAAAAATATTCAATAGCTTCTGAATTTGTTGGTTTTTTAATTATTCCCTTTTCCCATGTCCTAACAGCCGCCTTCCAATCTTTCATCTTATTCTTGCCTATCATCCAACCTTTAGATTCATAGAAGTTGAACCATTTTTGAGGATCTACACAATTATTTCGTTCATTACAATAATCAATAACATCTTTAATATCTGGTTTTACAAAACGCTTTATCTTATTATTTAACTCTTTATCTTTATCTATCTCTAACTCTATCTCTAACTCTTGCTTGGACAAGTTGGACAATTGTTGGACATTGTCCAATCTTTGCTTCCTTTTTCTTTCTGCCCAATATGTCTCATGTCCAATCATTTTTTCAATTTTATTCATATAATAAGTGCCATCATCAAGAATATCCATCATCTTTAGAGATGTTAGTATTTTTATGGCACTTCTTACAATATCAATATTAGTATTAGTTATTATTGATATCATCTCTTCATTGTATGGTATCTCTTCATTAAATCTTAAATTACCTTCATGATCTACTGATTCGCATAAAAGTTTAAGATAAAATAAAATATAATCTTTCCCATTTGGCATTCCTTCAATAATTTTTATGTCATGTTTTTTGAAAAAATCCTTTTTTAGCCTAAGCCAATAAAACTGTTTATCTTTTTCTTCCATATTATCTCCATTATGATTAGTTTGTGGAAGTGGAAGGGGGAGATTTTACTCCCCCACCACATGTTTTGTTTAGTTTAGCATTGATGCAAATTCATGTCCTATATTCTGGATTTTTTCTGTGTATAGGATATTTTCTTTTTCATCTATTAACCGATTGAGAGGATCTGTTATTGAATTAAAAAGTCTCCACAAGCTTCTTTCTTCATCGTTCTTTCTGATTGGAGACTCCCAAAGCGATGTTGCTGATTCCATAATTTTCTTAGGAATAATTAATTCTTTATGGAGATCATTTATGATGTCCAGTCCTTTTTGTGTTGTTATTTTTCGACCGTTTAGAGCCTGTGCTAAGATTACTTGATGTTTGACAAGTTCATCGACTTTTTCAAGAATCTTTACATCTTTATTAAATATCTCGATTCTTGATTGTATGTGTTTATAGTTCAAATGAATAAATGCACTTTTCTTACAAAGAACAAATTGATTTTGACACGCCACCCTTACAGGTGAGACAAGAAGACCTATTGGAGCAGATCCATCCAATGAATTAAGAAGATTTACATAAGTCTTAATTTTGTCTCCTCCGACATCATAGTCTTTGTTTGGGATTTCAATTGAAATCATTGTTCGAGTCATTCCTTTATTAGTAACAGCTGATGTTGGTATGCCATCTGGAAGATACTCCATAACTTTTGCAAGAAGGTCTCCATAAGGAATTGGCACATATTGGTCTCCAACCACTGAATAAAATCTTTCATCATCATGGACAATATTTTTTCCTGTTTCTTGACCTTTCCATTTAATAGGTTCAATCTTTAGATTTTTGATTGATTTGATTTGGTCTAATAACTCTAATCTGTTTTTCATTGTCGTCTCCTTTTTTGTTTGGTTTAAATTGAATCTTTTTCAACATCCATAAAAACTTCTCTGTGGGATTTTTTCCATTTATCATTTTCTGGTTCTTTATTGAATTTTATTTGATCACTGTAAACATTCTTATAATTAATTTCAAGCTTTTTATTTTTCATAATTTCTCCTTTAAAGTCCTTAGATAATCGAAAGTGATTAGTTTTAATGTTTTATTCTTTGCTCGGACATCTTTCATCTGTTCAACTATGTGACGCTTTACTTTATACACTCCATCAAAATATCTTGATCCATCTGCGTTTTTATGTGTGCATTCGACTTCAAATTCATCATCGTGGCATTTATCTAAGTCCACGCTGATGCCTTTCTCTTTCCAATAAGGGATTTTAATTGAATATCTAAACATATTATAGTCCTTTTTTGATTGATTTGTTTAATGTTTCTGTTGGTATATTTCCAAGTTTATCTTTAGAGCCCCATCCACTTTTCCATCTTTCAACAGCTTTTGCTGTTATTTCTTTTATTGTTTCTGGAGATGCTTTCTCATCAAGAACAGCTGTTAATTCTTCTTTGTTTAGGATCCTGAAATTTTTAATTCCTTTTTCTTTTGCATCTAACATTAAATCGTTTCTTGACTTCCCTTTTAATGTTGTTTGTCTCTTTGTTTCTTCGAAAGTCCCATTCTTCTTTGCTTCGATCCTTTCTTGGACTGATTTTGGTAATATAAAATTGAGTTTTTTGAATGTTCTTTTTTTCATTTTAGTCTCCTTTTTTTATTTTAAATGTTTATAGATTTTTAATCCTATTTTGTTATTGATGTTCTTCTTCTAATCTCTTTCGCTATTTTAGCTAATTTTTTACCAAACTCTGCCATTCCAATGTAATCTCTATCTTGTTTGTTATAAAAATCGATTAGTAAGAACAATAAATCGTCCGATGACATTGTTGTTAATCTTTTTCTTAATTCTTCAACCTGTTCTTGTGTTCTTTTCATCTCGTCGTCTCCTTTTTTTTTATTTTGTTTTTTGTTTTATTTACACCTAATGTTATAGCTGAAACAAGATTAATTCAAGGTAAATTAAATTTATTTTATTTTTTTCATCGCTTTAATTTTTAAAGCGAATGATCTATGTCACATTTATGTGTAACAATTATTTTATAAAAATATTTGACAGAATATTTAAAATATACTATAAAGATTTTTGAGGTGGCATTTATAAAAGCGTTCATCATAAGCATTCGTGCGGATAATGAAACAAATATTTTTTTTAAACCACCTCAGAAAAGAGAAAAATGAAAAAACAAAAAAGCATTTCCTCAAATGGAAAGATTTATTGGACGACGGAAAAAAGAAAGATTTCAGAATTAATACCTGCAGATTATAATCCAAGAAAAATTAGTGAAAAACAAGCTAACGAATTAAAAAAGTCTTTGGAAAGGTTTGGTCAGGCTGAACCTCTCGTCGTGAATTCAAACAACAGATTAGTTGGAGGACATCAAAGATTAAAAATTCTCGCATTGCTCGGAGATGAAGAAGTTTCTGTTTCAGTTCCTCATCGACCACTTACTCCAAAAGAAGAGATGGAATTAAATCTCAGATTAAATCGCAACCTTGGAGATTGGGAATATAAATTATTAAATTCTTTTGATCATGATATGTTGAAAGATTGTGGATTTGAAGGATATGAAATAGATAAAGCTTTCTCGGAAGTTAGGATTGATGCAGAGGATGATGTTCCAGATGTTGATGAGGGAAATTGTAAAGTTAAAGAAGGAGATATTTATCTTTTAGGAAATAACAAAATAATGTGCGGTTCATCAACGGATATAAATTGTGTTAAAAAATTATTTGGAAATGAATATGCAGAATTATGTCTTACAGATCCGCCATATAGCGTAAAATATAAATCTCGAAAGAATAAGACAAATAAAACATTAGATTCATATCAGGACCCAGATGATCCTCGTTCGTTGCTTAATGGATTTATGTCTATAATGCCGACAAATAACATTATTATGACTTATGCAGGAAAACAAACAATTCATCTTGCTCTTGTTAGTGAGTCTTTAGGATTTAATCTTTTAGAGCTTTTAGTCTGGAAAAAGCAAAATTTCTGTTTTCACATGGGAGCAAGATATCAGTATCAGCATGAGCCAATATTTATTCTTTCTAAAAAAACAATTAAAAATAACACCCCATCTAATCAATCTTCTGTTTTTGAAATAGACAGGATGATGAAAAACGACATCCATCCAACGCAGAAACCTCTTGAGTTATTTGAGAGACTCTTATTAAATCATACAGATGAAGGTGATCTTGTTTATGAACCTTTTAGCGGATCAGGAACGACTCTTATTGTTTGTGAAAAGCATCGTCGCAAATGTTATGCGATAGAGATAAGCAATTTATTCGTTGATGTTTGCATAAGAAGATGGGAAGAATTCACGGGAAAGAAGGCGGTTAAATTATGAGTTCAGGTGGACTTTATGGTTTCAGGAATGGAGCACAAAAAAGACCTCAGACATTTAAGACTGGAAATCCTTACAGAATAAAGCCTGGAGAAAATAGAGGTGCTGGTAAGAAAGGAAGACCAAAGGGTTATGTGATGTTTTCGACAGTATTAAAACGGATATTTGAGAATGAAATTGATGTTTTTGATCCAATATCTCAAAAGACAGGAAAAAAGTCGATTTATGAGATTTTATGTCTCCAGCTTATTGCAAAAGGTCTTAAAGGAGATTTAAGGGCTTTAGAGCTTATAATGAATAGGACAGATGGATTACCAAAACAAGAAATTGACGCTCGCATGTCAATGGGAAATGAAAAGTTTTCTGATATTTCTGATGAAGAAATTTTAAATAAAGTTAAATTATTAACAAGTTCAAAAATAGAAGCTAAAAAAGAATGAACGCTTTATTAAAAGAAATTGTTGATGAACTTAAAGTCAGATCGAAGATAAATCCATTACTTCTGCATTCATTAATGCCTATGCAGTCTCTTTTTGTTAATTGTCCATCTAAAATAAAGGTCGCTCTTGGAGGAAATAGAAGCGGAAAGAGTGAAGGAGGAGCTTATGATGTATTGTCTGAGATAATAAAGTCAGATAAATCTTTAAGAGTTTGGTGTTGCGGACTTACTTTTTCAGACAGTGTCAACATACAGCAAAGGAAGATTTGGGAGCTTCTTCCGAAAAACAGAGTTACTTATGCAAGATATAATCCTATAAACGGTTTTTCAAATAGAAAAATAGAATTCGACAATGGGACTCTAATGGTATTTAAGTCTTATGACCAGGGATTTGAAGCGTTCCAAGGTGATGATGTTGACATTATTTGGTTAGATGAAGAGCCTCCTAAAGAAATATGGGATGAATGTAAAATGAGGCTTATTGATCGTTCAGGAAGATTAATTCTTACAATGACATCATTAAAAGGCATAACAAATCTTGTCGAAGAGGTATTTGAAAATTATATTCCGATAAAGGTTCAGTATGCAAAAGATGTTAATAAAGACCTTCCGAGAATAGCTGAAAAAGGCAGTGCAAAGATATTTTTTCTATGGACTCCAGAGAATATCTATATTAATCAGCAAAGATTAAAAGACGAAATTAAAACGATGGACGTTCAAGAGAGGTTATGTCGCATATTTGGCATGCCGATAAACCTTGCTGGAAGGATTTATCCAAAGTTTTCAAAGGATATTCATGTTATTTCAAGAAATGATTTAGATTTGAATAATTGTCAGATATGGCAAGTTACAGATCCTCACGACAGGAAGCCGTGGGCTATGATATGGGCGGCAGTTCATAAGACAGGCTCTGTTTGCATATTTGACGAGTATCCGAATATTGATTTCAATTCGATGTTATATGATGACAAAACTTATGATGATTATGCTTCTTTGATTAAGAATAAAGAAATTCCTATTTTGAAGATTGTGTCTAATAAATATGTTAAGCGTATTTTAGATCCTAATTTTGGGACAAAGACAATTCAGTTGGCAGAGAGGCAAGGAGGACAGTCAAAGACAACTCCAAAGGAACAGCTTAGAAAAAGAGGTTTATTTTATGATGATGGGATTGATTCTTTAGAAGCTGGGCATATTCAAGTTAAAGAATATTTGCATTGGGAGACTAAAAAGGGTTCATTTACTGTAAGCCCTAAGATATTTATAACTGATAATTGCATTAATACAATAAGCCAGCTTTCAAAGTATAGTTACAGAGATATAGAAACTGCTGATGGAGACATTCGAGATGGAGTAAAGCCTAAGGAGAAATATAAAGATTTTCCAGATTGTGTTAGATATTTAGTCATGGCAAACCCTCGTTATATAGTTCAACAAGAGTATGAAACTAACGAAAGGAAGGTTTACTAAAATGGGAGACGATCAAGAAAAGCATATAAATAAAGACAATATTGTTTTCGCAGTTTTTATTGAAGACGGAAAACTTATAACTTATGGGAAATATGATAATTCAAGATTTCTTCCTCAATCGTTGGGTATTGCTATGATTGAAATTCCTAACATGTTCAGATATTTTAAGATACAAGAAGAAAATAAAAAAATTTCCATTAATTCTGATTTAGTAATTCCAAGATCAAATTAAAAAAGGCATATAGATGACAAAAGAGAATCCTTTAGAAGAAAAAGACATTAAAAATGGAAGATTAGACCCTCAAATGGAGAGTGACTCTTTTGCTGGAGTTGATAAAAAAGCGATTGTAAAGAAGATTTTAGAAGATATGAGGGATGGAAGGGCACAGATGGCGACTTGGCTAAATGACAGGGCATTAGACATTGCCATGTATGAAGGAGCTCCGCCATCTCAAATTGAGAATTTAGATAAAGAGAGCTGGCAATCTGACAGAAACTTAGGGTTAACATCTGCGACATGCGATCAATATCAAGCTACTTTATTATCAACTTGTTTTAATCCAGACACAATTCATTTTATTGCGAATGAAGAGAACGATTTTGACAGAAGAGATAATATAACAAAATTTGCAAAATGGATGGTGTCTCCTTCTGAGTGTAATATTTTCCCAGAGATAGACGACTTTATTCATAATCGCATTACTCAAGGAGTTTCAATATTTAAAGGGTCATGGAGAGTTTGGTATGAATGGGTTGATCTTCGAATTCCGAGATATAGTTCTATTGTTAAGGTTATTTCTAAAATAAATCAGAATGCAGGTGAAAAGGTTGGCAAGTTTCTCGGATATGATATAAAGACAGTTCACAAGAGATTTGAAAGAGCGTGTCTTGAGAATATAGATAATCTTGAGGACATTGTTTTGCCGACATTCGGCTCTACTCTTGAAGAAAAGCCTTTTATAATTCATGTTATTCATAAGACTCCAGATGCATTAAAAGTCTTAATCGAAAGGTCTATTTTTAAAGGAGTTGACGATGATTTCTTTAAAAATCTAAAAGGATGCATTTATGATAAAGATAATATTATATTGAAAGAGAAGTCAAACGCTTTAGGATTATCTCTTCCTGGTTCAAACAGTTTGAATTTTGACAATGTTCCTTTAGACATTCTTGAGTGGTATGGGACATTGACTATTGGTGGTAAGACTGAAAGATTTAGATGTCATGTTGAACCGATAACAGAGACATTATTATCGATAAAGCCTTTAAGAAAGATAACAAGAAGCGGAAAATATCCTTTTAGAGGTGGTGCTCTTATAAGACGACCTGGTTTCTTTCAAGGCAGGTCATTGCCGAGATTAATTGCTCCGATTTCAAATGCATATAACAATATATGGAATCAAAAGAGTGATTTTCAATACATTCAGAATGTTCCGTTTGGGTTTATGAAGCCAGATGAGAATTATCAGAAGCAGACATATAAAATTAAGCCTGGAGATATTTATCCTTCTGATGATCCATCAAAGGTTTATTTTCCAAATTTATCTCGTTCAATGGCGTGGGCTCAAATAGATTTCTCGATACTTCAGGAGATGTTAGAGAAAGTCACAGGAGTGGCTTCTTATTTTATGACAAATCAAGCAAACGCAAGCGGAACAGCTACACGAGATGTTTTGATTAATCAGAAGAGCGAAACGAGGTTTAGTCTTTGGGTTTCAAGAATAATTGAAGATATATGTTCTGCAATAATAATGTTGCTTGAGTTTTATCAGGATTGGGCTCCGCCAGATTTAGGAGAGAGGATTTTAGGAGATAATGGAAAGAGGTTATTTGAACAATTCACGCTTGAATCAATAAGAGGCGGATATGATGTTCGAATGACTCCAGATATTATTTCTGGTTCAAAAACTCTTGAAAGACAGATCGCTATATGGGGATTAGAAGTTCTTCAGAATACTGTTTGGTTTAATCCGCAAATAAATCCAAGAGGCAATTGGCAGTTGGTCAAGAATGCGGCTAAAACAATAGGAGTTCCTGGAATAGACAATATAATGCCTCCACAGCCGCCTGCTATGAATGGACAGCGTGAAGATGTTAAGGCTAAGTGGCAACAAATAGCTCAAGGAGAAATCCCAGAGGTCAAGCCAACAGATGATGCTATTAGTTTAGTTGCAGGATTAGATCAATTAAAATCTGAGAAGTATTATGAATTGTCAGAAGAGGTTAGACCTAATTTAGATAAATATATGTTTGATTTATCTATTGCAATGATTGATCAGGTAAAAAGAGCTTATCAAGATATGATGGCTAATCAATTAGCTCAAAGAATGATTATGGAAGGTCCTAATGTTTTAGCAAGAGGCGTTAAAAATCCAGATGAAATTAATGTTCCTGGAAAAGATCAACCTCAAGGAAATGGAGAATTAGATGTCAACTCAAGACTCAATGCTGGCAAGGTTGGAGCTGGAGCAATGGCTGAGGCTGTTTGATAACAGCGATTTTTCTTTGCTGGTTAATTTTATAAATGAAAAAGCTGAGAATTTTAAAGTTGAAGCATTGAGATTAATTCGTGACAGCAAATGCGATGAAAGTAAGGTTGCATTAGCCAAGCACGACGCTCTAATAGGGGTGTTGTCTGCGATAAGACAACGGATGCAAATGTTAAAGGAGGAAATAAAAAATGGGAATAACGAGTGATTTCAAACAAAAGAAGTTAGCTTCATCTCCGATTTTAATTCCAATGCCGCAGAATCGGAATCGTTTATTTATGACGAAAGCTGAAGCAATTGCAGATGAGCAGAAGATATTAAATGCTCGAGCTAAAGCTAAGCAATTAGAAGAGGAGCTCCTAAATCAAGAAGATGATTTAAAAACTGTTCAAGCGGATGATATTACTCCAAGTGATCAGTCATCATCTCCAAAAGAAGAAGAGGTTGATAATAATCCTTTTATCAAGAAGTCAAAGAAGAAATCTAAGACTAACTCAGAGGAAACCGTTTAATCGATAAGGAGAATAAATGGAAACCATTAATAATATAGACCCTTCAGATAGAGCGGTAAAGGTTGCTGAGGAATTTATAGCTCAGCAGGAAGCCGCAAAGAAAGCTGAAGCAGAGTCAAAGCTCACAGAAGAGCAGAAGAAATCTTTAGCTGAAGAAGCTAAAAAGAAGGCAGAACAAGAAGCAATTTTAAAGCAGGAAGAACTCAAGAAACAGCAAGAAGAAGAAGCATTGCTTGAGAAAGAAGAAAACTTGTTAACCGAAGATGAAAAAAAGAAAAAAGAAGAAATTCTGAAAAAAGAAGAATCTCTTCCAGACAATCAAAAAATCCTAAAAGGGTTGAAAGATGCTTTAAAGAGAATTGATAAGCTCACAGGAAAGAATAAAGAGCTTGAATTCAATCTCAAAAAGGCGATTGAGGATAAAGAAAGAAAAATTGCAGAACTCGAGAATAAAATTAAGTCTATATATGAACCTAAAGATGACATTAATTTAATCTTAGATAAGCAAGAAGAAGAGAGAATCGCTAAATATCTTGAAGAAGATGTCAAAAAGCCACGAGAGCAAAGACGAGAGATGTCTAAGGATGAACTTGAGATATGGTTTGCCGAAGATCCTGTTGAAGCTCAAAGATGGATGATTCGTCAAGATAAGAGGAGAGATTTTGAAAGAAACGAAAATCTCAAAAAGATTAAAGAATCTTCTGTTGCAGAGGAGTTCTTGCAGAAACAAGCTCAATCTGTATCTCGGTTAATTTCAAAATATCCCAATTCCAGGCCAGATGCAAGGATTATGGAATTGAAAGGACAAGGATTATCTGAAAAAGAGATCGTCAAAAAGCTCGAAAGTGAGTTCGAAGAATATAAAATCGTTAATGATTTAGTCAATGAGAATCCTAATTTATTGGAGAGAATTGATTTTGGCGATTTTGTTATATCAGAACTCGAAAAGAGGCTTAAACCTAAAGATCAGAAATCAGATAATAAAAACAAACCGTTTTATACGGAAGAAGAAGTTCAGAAAGCCGTTCAAGAGGCTCTGGATGCAGAGAAAAAGAGACAGGCTTCTGTTGATGAAGGAGTGAGGTCTAATATGAACAGAAATGAAAATAATGATGGTTTAAAATTAACAGCTGAAGAAGAGGCTTTGAAGGTGGAAGTCGAAAAGGCAAATGCCAGAGGATCTAAACTTGATTTCAATAAGGTTTTAGAGCGACATAGGTTAAGAGCTAAAAATCCTGAAATGAGAGTTGGTTCTATTGGCAAAATGAGTTAAAGATGACAGACCGCAAACAAGACAGAGTCGAATTATATTATATCTGTGGAAGCTGTAAGACAGAGCAGACATACTTAAAAGGCGAAATGCCTCCTGTTCCTTGCAGATATTGCGGATGGAGTCATAAGAATACTCGACCTGAAGATATTCCTTCTAAAATAAAGCTTCCTCTCTCACAGTATGGAGGATAATATGGGTCGATATTATAAAGCAGGATTTACCCTTGATAATTTAATCACAAATCAAGGTTTAATTTATGTGCCTGTTGCTGGGACGACAAGCATTGCTAAAGGATCTGCAGTGTTTGATGATGGTAATGGGTATGCAGTAAATGGGACAGCTTTTGCGGCTACTTTCTTAGGAATTGCCGCCGCAGACGCTAATAATAACTCAGGTGCCGCAGGAGCAATTGAAGTTCCTGTTATCCCACCGAATGATCAATATACATTCTGGGTTCCAAATGGTTCTTCAACTAAAGCCGCACAAACCGACGTTGGTGAGATAGTCGATTTAGAGCATAACTATGATATTGACGTTACGGATACAACTTGCGTTCAGTGGGGTTTCCGTATTGACGAAATAGATATATCCGCAGAAGCTGTTGCTGTAAATGCTGGTGGATATGTCAAAGGTCGTTTCGTCCGTATCGGAGCTTAATTTACACTGAAGAAAGGAGATTAATATGTCTACAGTAAGAGCAAACGTAGCCGAATTATACACGTCAATTTATGATAGTTTTATGTTATCAACTTTTGAACAGTATAAAGGCGGCTGTATTGAAGCATTTAATGAAATAACGACAAAACAAAAGAATTTCATCGTTGATGATATTTCTGGTTTTGGAGAATGGGAAACAGTCGATGAATTATCTGCGGCTAATTTTGAAGATCCTGTTTTAGGATACCCAAAAACATATACAGTCGGAGATATGACTAAAGGGTTCCAAGTATCCTTTCAGGCTGTTGAAGATGATGAGTATGCTTTAATTCGCAAAGAGAGCGATGCAAAGAATATGGGTATCGGTGCTGATGCTAAAGTCAAAAAAGATTTATCTGGAGTTTTGATTAATGGTTTCAGCGTCGCAGGTCCTGATGGTGTTTATTTATTTTCTGCGAGCCATCCTAAAAATCGTGAAGAAAGCGGAACTTTATTTTCAAACTTATTGTCTGGAGCTTTCAGCCATGACAATTTAGAATTAGCAGAGACCCAAATCTCAGCTAATATGTTTGATATGAAAGGCATTCCAATACCTATTACTCAAGATCCTCTTTTACTTTACCCACCTGCATTACGAGGTCAAGTTCAAAGAGTTTTGAGTGAAAGAGCTGTTGAACGACCTGGAACGACTAACAGAGATGTTAATCAGTTTGCAGTTCGTAAAGGTATGTGGAATTATAAACCTGTTGAAGATGTTTACCTTGGTGCCGCTTTAGGCGGAAGCAACACAGCTTGGTATATTGTGTTTCCTTGGTTAGGATATTTCAAAATGGTTTGGAGAAAGAAACCAGCTTATTATGCATGGATTGATTACTCAATCAGAGCTTATAATTTCTTAGGCGAGATGAGATATGTCTGTGGATATGATAACTGGCGTGCCGCTTTTGGTTCAACAGGTCTTTAATAGCTAACAATGATGGGGGATTTAATCGTCCCCCATCTTATCAAACGGAGGAGAGAATGTTTAGAATAAAAAATTTAAGAATTATTATTCTAATGCTGTTTGTGTTAGCTTTATCTGTGAATGTTTATGCCGCAGATGGAGACGAGTTTTCTACAAATAGTTTTAGGATTAACAGTTCTGGGCAGGTTATATATAAACAACTAAATGAAGTTGTTACGGCAACACTGGACACGATTACAGCCGCTGAAACAGGAAAAACTTTTATATATAAGCCAACAGCAAACACAACTGTGACTTTACCGAAAGCCGCAAATGGTCTTATATATAAATTCGTTCTTGCATCAAGTGGGTCATCTAAAAAAATAATCATTGATCCTCAATCGTCAGATACTCTAATGGGATGTGTTTATGGAGCAGACACATTTGCCACAGGAGATAGCTTAATATCAGCTGGTTCAACAGGAGATTCTGTGACTTTAGTTTCTGATGGTTCATTTTGGTATTGTGTAGATCGTGTTGGGACTTGGGTAGATAATAATTAATTATTTTATTTAAAAGGGTTATAATGACATTAAACTTGATTTTTATAGGATTGGTTGTTATTCCGTTTTATGAGATAATTATTAAATTACTACCTTTCTCGCAATGTATAACAGCCGATACGAGGGAAGCAAAAGCTTTTTTATTAATGCTTTTCTCTGTCGGCTGTTTTTGTTTACATTTGATTGAAGGAAAGAATATCCGTTTAAGTAAAAGATCTAAATTAATTCCGATAATGGTGTTTTTCATATTTTATGTTTCTCATTTATGGTGGAAGATGCCATTTCAACTAAACGACGTTGATTATACGAGCTTCTGGAAATGGAAACCGATGGTTGAGGTCTTATCTGCGTTTCTATTGTTTATAACAGCGAGCCAATATTATAAATATATAGATGAAATTTTTAATATTATTATTAAATGTGGGTTAATTCTTTCCATATATGCAATTATTCAATCTTTCGGCGTTGATCAGTTTTATTTACAATCAGAAAATCCTATAATAAAAACCGTTCCATCTTTTTATATAGTCGGAAATTTAGGTCAACCGACTTTATTAGCACCTTATTTAGCATTGTCTGCTTGTTTGGCATGGATTGTTGATAAGAAATATATATCTATTATATGTGCCATATCTTGCATTTTAACAAAGAGTATGGTCGGAATAGGATCAATGATATGCGGTTATATTTTCATCTTTCTTGATCATGTAAGACTAAGTAAATCGTTCAATATCTTAAGAATATTATTTATATTCATATTAATATCAACAGCTATTTTTGTTATTAAAGATGGTAAATGGATGAGCGGAAGAAAAGAAGTTTGGAAAAGGACAATTATAGATGTCTCAACAAATCCTTTTAAAGAAGATAACCTTAAAAGATATTCTTTCACAGGCGTTGGTTTAGGTTCTTATGCTGTAATATTTTCTGCAAAGAATGACGATATTAAGACAAAATTTAATCAGGCTCATAATGAATATTTAGACTTTTTTTATGCTTGTGGATTGTTTGGATTAATTTTGCTTATAATGTCATTATTCAATTCATTCAAAATGAGTTCTGATATTAGGACTTCGACTTCTATGGTTGTTCTATGCTTATGTGCTTTTGGAACATTTATTTGGCAATTGGGCGTTTATCAATATATAACAACAATAATAATAGCTTTAATACACGGAGGAGAAAATGAAAAGAATCAAGTTTATTCACTTAATTTTAACGATAGCGTTTAGCTTCATATTATGCGTTAATGCTAACGCACAATTTAGAGTATCAAACAGTGCAAAATCAAGCAATAATACATCAATTGTTGTAACTAGCACAGGAACAATATATTCAAAATCATTCAAAACCGCATCATCTAATAAAATAGGTCTTATTTATAAAGTCACTGGGACAACTCCAGATGTTAAGATTTCTTTTCAAGAGTCTTATAGGCCTCCTAAAATTGAGGGATCAATCGATACATCTTATATTGTTACAGATGTTATTTCTACATCTGCGACATCAGACACATATTCTTTAGCGACAATAGAGTCTGTTAATTTGACTTATGGAAGATTTTTAATTCAAGGAAATGCAGGAAATGGAATTGCGACAGTAGATTTAATATTCGCTCAATAATTTTAGGAGGCCTAAAAAATGAAAACTGCCCATTTTTTAAGATCAGATTTAACAATAAGCCAAGATTTATCTCTTGCTCCGCTTAATCATACTTTTAACTTCGGAAGAAAAGTTAAAATAGAAAGCATTAATGTCGCTTCATCTATTCCAATATCTGAACAGGTCTCTGCGACAATAGATATGGGAGTTGGATCTGCATTTGATACTTTAATATGGGATGTTGTTTTAGTTGCAGAATCATCAGCAAGATATAAGCCTCAAGGAGAGGAGAACCTTCAAAGTTCAGATAAACTAAAAGTTCAATGCACAAATGCAAATTTTACAGGAACAGTTTATGTAACAGTTAAAACATCGGAGATGTAATATGGAAGATAAAAAAGAATTAGAAAATAAAATAATTTCATTAAAACAAAGAATATCTTCATTAGAATCTACATTACAAAGCAAACGTCAAATGGATTTATCTTTTTCTTCTCAAATTAATGAGAAGAATGAAATTATAAAGTCTTTGAATGTGTCTATTGATTATTTGACAGATAAAAAAGAATCGTCTCAGAATATTTTATCGAAGATAAAAGAAGATATTGCTAATGAGACATCAATACTAAATAAGATAAAAAGTGAGCAATCAATAATTATTGCAGATATAGAAAGAAATAAAGCTGAACAGGAAATTTTAGTCAAAAAGAATTCAGATTTTCTAAAAGATATTAAATCAAGAGAGCAGAAGCTATTAATAGAGTCTGCTGATCTAAAAAAGAAAATCGAGTCTGTTAATTTTATTCAAAACGCCGCAAATGAAACTTATAATTCTAATATTCAAAAACAAAAAGAATTAGACTCTATGTTAATTGATTTAAAAAGGAAAGAAGAAGAAGTCAAAGAGTCGATGGAAGATGTTTTGTCTGAGAAGAAAAGAATTGAGTATGATAAAAATGTTATTTCTGCTCAAATATTAGAAATTAAAGAAAAGAAGAAAATTCTGGATAGCGAAATATTAAAAGCTCATAACATTCAAGAATCTTTGATTGATAAAATTAAACAATATGAAGAAGAGAAGTCTTTATTTGAATCAAGACAAAAATCAATCGATGCGAGTCTTGCGGCTATTAAAAATCAAGAGAATAAACTTCTAATTAAAGAGCTTAATCTTGTTAAATTGCTGGATGAAAAAAACACAGAAGAAGCCCTGAGGAAGTTAAAAGAGGATCTTAAAAATAGAAATGCGTAAATTTTTATTATTAATATTATTAATTATAATGCCTATTGTTTCTTTTGCGGACAGCGAAACAACGATTGGCGGAAAAACTGCACAAGCAATTATAATTCAAAATAATGGTGTTAGTTTAAGACCTCGACCTTATCTAAACTTCACAACAGGATTAACATGTTCTGATGTAAATGGAAAAACTGAATGTGCAGGACTTCCTGGATATAGTGATGCAGATGCTCAAAACGCAACAGGATGGACAAAATCAGGATCGAATGTTTATCTAACTGCAACTTCTGATTCTGTTGGTATTGGTAAATCTAATCCTTCTTTTAAATTAGATGTAAATGGGATAATAAATGGAACAGCTTTATATGTAAATGGGACTCCTTACATTGGAAGTCAATGGACAAATAACGGAACAGATATTTATTATAATGCAGGAAATGTCGGAATAGGCACTTCAACGCCTTCAGAGAAGTTGGAAGTTGTTGGGGATGTTTTGGTAAATGCAGTTGATACAGGAGAGATAACTTCAAAAGGTGGGGTAATAACTACTCATACAAGTGGATTATATGAATATGTTGTTCATACATTTTCCGTACCAGGAACGGCTACTTTTGTCGCTCCAACAGTAGGCAGATATGCCCAAATAATGGTTGTCGGTGGTGGCGGTGGTGGCGGTTATCGTGGAGGTGGGGGTGGTGGTGCTGGTGGGTTATTATATCATAGTAATTATGAATTAGTCGGAGGACAAACATATTATGTAAATGTTGGTGTAGGTGGTAAAAGAGCAAATCCTTCTGTTCAATCTGGTTCATCCTATTTTGGAACATCCGCAGATTCTCCTGAATTTATAGCTTACGGTGGTGGTGAAGGAAATGGAGAATCTGGAACTTATAGTGATGATGGTGGTTCTGGTGGCGGTGGTGCTTGGTCTGAAGTAGCTCCAGGAGACGCAACACAAATATCTATGAATGGGGCAATAGGATATGGAAATGCTGGTGGAAGAGGTATTCAAAATTATCCAACATTAAGAGCTGCCGGCGGTGGCGGTGGTGCAGGTGGAGTTGGGGCGGGAAATGGTGTAACTCCAAATGGAGGAATAGGGTTCTTGCATCCTATTTTAGGTTCATATTACGCTGGAGGTGGTGGTGGTGGAAGTCAAGACCCAACAGAGTGTCCTGGTCCTGGAGCTGGTTCTGGTGGACTTGGTGGCGGTGGAAATGGTGGAACGACAGGCGTAGGCTCTAACGGGGAGAATGGAACAGGAGGAGGTGGAGGTGGTGGTAGTAAAAAGAATAATAGTGATGGTGGATATGGAGGAAGTGGTGTTGTTATTATTACATATAAAAAAGCAATAAATTCTTCAAAAATCACATTAGCCGATGAAGGAACTCCTGTTTGGGATATTATTTCTGATGGTTCAGATGAACACACTCTAAAAATTAAAGATGGAGATGGAACAACTCAAGTCGCAATAAAACAACCTTCTGGGAATGTAGGAATAGGAACGACAACGCCTTCTTCGATGTTAGATATTGGCGGTTCTTTTGGTTCAAAAGTAACAATTGTTTCTGGGAACACATCTCTTAATGAAACACATCATAAAGTTATAGTAACAAATACTGCAACGATTACTTTGCCTTCCGCAGTAGGAATTGAAGGGAGAGAATATAATATTATTGCAAGCTCTGGGATTGGAACAGTAACTATTATTGGGACAGGCGGTCAAACAATAAGAGGAGAAGCGTCAGTTGAAATGTATGACGCTGGGTCAATAGTTGTTATATCTAATGGAACGAATTGGGAAAGGGGAAGTTAATGAAGAAATTCTTATCATTATTATTATGTTTATTATTAGCGACAAATGCCTTTAGTGCTGATTTTTCGGCGATGAAGTTAAAGGACACGACTAATACAATAATCAATCCCGCAACGTCAGACAAGCAAGGAAACCTTTCTACTTCTGGCAATACCATCATCTCAACGCATAACGATAAATTTAGAGATGATTTCAATACTTTTGATGAGGTTAATAATTGGACAGTTAAACAATTAGGAACAGGGCAATCTTATGAATTAAGAGGCGTTGCAGGCGGTGCGAGGTTCTTAGCAATCAATTCTGGAACGACGTCTGGGGCTGAAACAATTCTGTTATGTAAGAAAAGTTTTAAAGTGCCGTTTAAGGTTACGTTTGGTGTTTCAGTTACTTTATCAAGCGATACGAGTGGTGCGGCTACTTCTGGACGACAAGCTAATTTACTTCCTATCTTGGAGGTAGTCGAAGTTGATGATAACGGAGATGTAGTTGAAACTGCTGATGCACAGACTTATTCTGGGCTTGTGCCGAATGTAATGGGTATCGTTTATGATGGAACGACAGTTACGACTAATAGACTTGTAATGAGGGCATCGGCAAATTCAGAGAGTGCTGTTGCGACAGCTATGGGAAACTATGCTTCAACAACGCCTTCTGGTTCATATCCTAATTATATTCAAGCTGGAAATCAGGTTATTATTGCAACAAATGAATATGGGTATTATACGAGCGAACGTCCTGATTTAACTACCGTTGGGACATTATATAAAAAGAACACTTCTGTTATTGACCCTACGAAAAATTATACAATTAGAATTAGATTAAAGAATAACGCCGCAGTTACCGCCGCTGATTTTAATATTCATATGATTAGGGTTTGTGATGCTTCTCGTGTATCTGTTGACTTTGGATTAGTTAATCCAGTTGATGCACAAGCCGCCGCACCTGTCTATGTCCAGAATATGGTTTCAGTAGTTTATCCGTATGTAGCCACAAGTTACGGGTCATCATTTCATCATTATCAAATATGCGGAAATTCAACGAACGACACTTTAGTTGACGGAACAGTTAGCGTTATAACAAACATAGTCTTATCGAATAGTGGGAATGATGATGTTTATTTCAAGTTATATAATAAAGCAACAGCTCCAACGGTGGGAACTGATACGCCTGTCTTAGTGATTATGATCCCTGCTGGACAGACAGTTTCTGTGCCTGCTGGCGTTACACCGATAAGATTTCCTTTAGGGATTGGTTACGGCGTTACAAAAGGGATTGCTGATAATGATACAACAGCGATTGATGCAAGTAAAGTTATAGTAACAATGACATACGTTTCATAAGGAGGAATATGAAGAAAATATTATCAATAATTTTAATTTTACTTTTAGCGACGAATAGTTACTCCGCACAACGAGTTAGAGGGGTTGATGATAGTGGCGTTAGTGAACGACTTGCAACTGAAGCCAATCAAGGTGCGTTAAATGAAAATGGTAATCAGATAGTTACGACTTGCATTGACAGGTTTAGAGATGAATTTGCGACGTTTGATACAACGAATAATTGGACTATTGTTCAGCAAGGAACTGACCATACAATCGGGGTTGATGGCGAAGAAAATGGATCAAGATATTTAAAGATTGAAACAGGTGCGACTGAATACCAAGAAACAATACTTCTATCTAAAGTAAAATTCAGAATGCCGTTTCAAGTTACCACTGGGATTACAACAAGCACGAGGTCTGCATTATTTAATTATGCTTTTGAGGTGGTTGAGGTTGATGACGACGGAGATGTTGTTACTGATACTTCCATAGCTTCCGCTCCAAACTGTCTTAACGCAAGGAACTGTGCTTCGTTTATAACCCCTGCGACTACATCGCCTCAATATTGGGCGTATAATTTCAGAACGAGTGGGATTTCTGAATTAACGTCAGATAGCACATCTTTCATAACAACTACTCCCTCAGGAACAACGCCTAATTTTATTCAAGCTGGGAATTTGACTATCACCGCATTAAGCGATTACACAACTTGGCAAGGACAGAATAAAGATGATTTATTAAATATTGGAACTGCTTATAAACGCAGTGGTGGGGCATTAGACCCTACGAAATGGTA